GCCTTAATGACAAACTATAAACGGCAGCTGATCGCAGCCGGAGTTAGTCTTTTTGTCGATTAAGAGGGTGTTTAAAATAATCACCCAGTTTAGTTAGTACTTAAGCTCAGTAAGATTGTAGACCTGAAAATATCAGGTCGACGTAACGGAGCTCGTCGACTGATAGACACCCATTCCAATTGGAGGAGGTGTCTGTTTTTTGACGATCGCGAGTTCGTCCACGCAGTGTTACCATGCCTCCTAAAGAGCCATCAAGGAAAGTCAAGTACCGGATATTTTTAACAAAATAATCCGGGGAAGACCCAAGATCGCTAGTTAGGCTTACGCGGACCCATTTCTTATATCGCCAACATTGAAGCCGTGCGTCGAAACGTACAGCTCCATAATGCTGAGCAATATTAAGTGGGACACGTAAGACGGCTTCCAAATCATCGAATTTATCAGCAAACTGATCGGTGACTTCTTGCGAAGTATAACCAATCGGTCCTAATAATTTCTTGTCCGGAATTAGCTTAAAAAGCATTGCATACAGATCAACAAAGTCTGCACGTTTTTGCTTGATAGCCTTAAAGAGAAGGCTGTTCATTACGAACAACAAATCTCTAAAAGTGCTAACTTGACGTTTAATCAAGAATGGTCGCACATCTACACCATCGTAATAGTCCGCTCCACAGCTTTCAAAGAAAAACCCTTTAAGAAAGGATTTATCCTCGTTAACTGTGAACCCAAAAAGGGTCATCCCTTCGATCAAGGTAGGTGCAGAAATCTGAGGAACGATTATATCGTCGCCAAAGACACCAACACTTTTCTTAATCTCGGAAGGATGAATCCCATCTTTTTCGCAACTAGCAACAGCTAGCGCGTAGAAGATGAGGGACTCGAGTTCAAAAGTGAACCCGTTACCCATACTACTGACCATTTCATACTCAATCTTCTCAGATTGAATAGAGGGGCAAATTCCGTGTGAACTCCGAAAATCGGAGATTACGCAGAACCAGTCGTAGGGTAATAACGCACGAACGAGAGCAAGAGAAATACTATTGCTGGCGTTAGCTAGGTCAATAGTCGCAAGGCCGAAGGTTTTGGCCAGGCGAGCTAGATGCCTATTGCGTTCCTGAGAATTAAGATTGATTGGCGTCTTATCACGTAATTTCTTACGTATTAAGTTGCCTACAACCTTTTGAAGGATCATAAGACCATTCATCTCAATTCCAATGGTGCGGTGCTCGTCTTTGTTCTTAGGAACGAAGCTGATGCGACTGGGAGTATCATCAGGAACAACAATCAAATGCTTCCGAAAGATACGCAACTCGTAAGAGAGGCGGCTTTCGTCGGTATTCTTTTGTGTCCTATAATGTACAGCCAACGCGTCAACCCAAGGTTCGTTAGAACTAAGGTGAGCAGCGAGGTAGTTCTTGGCTCGATCCGGTACTATTAGCTTATCGCTAAGCTTATAGAATTTACCCGATTCCTCGAATGAACGCTTGTTAGCGTTGACCGAGGATCCAGGCCCGAATGAAACAGGAACACGCAGAAAATCTGCCGGTAAATCACCAAGTATGTCATAAATGATACGTTTAACACGATCAAATAGGGCAAAATCAGTAGCCTCACGGTAACTGATTGTTTGGTTGACAATCCGACAGGATTCTTCACCTTGAAGTAATTTCTTAAAGGCAACATCCTTACATTGGGCTTCAGAACCCTTTGTCGGGAGTTTCTTAAAGAAACTACACAGTTGGTATAAATGCTGAAAGTCTGTAACAGACATATTACCCTTCGTCTTAGCCTGTTCCAACCTGGAATAGACTTCGGGAGGGATAGCATTTAAGAGGTCACCGTTTCTTAGGCGACCTTTGATCAGGCCAACTTCTGCAGGTGTTAATATCGCACTTACGGTATCAATGTAAGTGGATAAGATGCGGCAATGAAGACGATTAACGTCCTCCGAACCGTGAACCTTAGTATCAAGAGATAATTCAGGTCTGTTTAAACGTACCATGACGTGTCCTTATGCTTCTAAATTTGGAATATACTTAATAAAGTATAGACCAGAAGTATAATATCGGATAGCTCAGCTAAGAGTATTTCTAAATAAGAATATTCCATAGCCTAACCTTGTTGTTTATCTACTAGGAGAACGATCGGTTAATCACCAATCAGAATTCCTTTGTAGAAGAGTGAGTCAAACTCGTCGTCAGACTGAAGTAAGGCAGATACAGCACCAGCCACCGCCTGACGGCGTTGGGCAAGTGTTGTCCCTACAGGAAACGAGGTCTGGATCTTACAGATCACAGGAACCGATTTCTCTAGGGCAGTGCCTTCATCAATGTTTACAGTCGCACGGCTATTAACCGTAGTCTTAACCGTACCGGCGTTTCCCTTACGGGGAACAGGTAGCTCGGATGAGACTTGGACTGTGACGGGGTGCGTTACAGTATGTTCTGGTCGAGTGTATAAAATCGAGTCAGAACTCGCTTCACGAAGTTTTTGTAAGTGAAGCGCCTGAAGTGTGATACTAGGGGTGATAGTAATAGGCATAAAGCCTCCTGTGTTACTTTCTAAACCTTTTTGTCAGAGTCAGTGCAAGAGCGCCTAAATCGGCGAACTGCCCTGGACTTAAATCGACATCCTTAGTGAAGAGGTGATAAACCCCATCAGTAGTTTGTCGAGTGAAGATCTTAGAAGATACTTCATAGTTTAAGTCTGATAAATCGGCGTCGAGGGTTATACGACGCTCAGGTTCATACCCGAGCGACAGGGGAGCAACATGTGTCACGAAACTATAAGTATCGTGAACTGTCACAAACGGATTCGGCCATATTTGGAGCGCCTTCTTAATCTCATTGGATAACGGTTTAGTTACCATTTGATTAATAGAAGGGTAACCCCAAGATGTACCGGACGTGGCAAAATACGACTGTAAAGCCGAGAATTGCCGAAGCGACCCAGGGTACAATATGTCTTGAACGAACTGTGCGCATTGATCATCTGTCATATCTTGAAAATCAAAATATTGCAGTATCTCAGCGAACGCGGACGGAAGGAATATTGACCAACGGTTTGATAGATCGTGTATCGACCAAACCTGACTACCTGGCTGATTCTTCGTAAAGAGAACTTTTAAATCCTCAAAGCGAAGGTCAGAGAAAGGCGGTCCTGGATTACCAGTTTCGATTCTCTCCCACGTACTACCAAAAGAAAGAAATCCATTATAGATATCTTTTTTTGGATAAAAACCAACTTTGCTGGAATGAGGACCTCTATCGAGGATCTTCATAACTAGCTCTGCGGGGTTTTTAGGACGAAGGGGATGTATTGGACGCGAACGAAGTTTTATCTTCGGGTAACGTCCAAAATGGGCAGACCAATCGATAGGCCTACCAGGCACTTCAGTGCTTATTGCGACACATTCTAAAAGGATATTGCCTTCCGTGAAATGGCTCTTGTAATGATTAAAGGAGGATACTTGTTCAGAGGAATTCTGAACTTGAAGTATACTGCCAACATTTAAGAACATATCAACAACGAAGGAAAATGGAATTAAATCCCATACTGTCCTTGGTAGGGACTCGAGATCGAGCCCTAACAGCGCGAGCCAGTCGTCGTTACGACTACTGTCCGTGTTTAGAAAGTTGTAGCCTACCTTCGAGAAAGCTTTACCAGGTTTAAATGAAACCTTATAGGTAAAAGTTTGTCCTTGTTTTGTGAGTACATCTACAGTCGCGATTTCAATCGGACTAGTAAGTAACTCACGAACTTCGGACGTCCCGTAGGCAGACTTCACTCCGTCCTTACGGACGTGTGTCATAAGCTCATGAAGACTTCCTAATTCGCCAATAAGCGGCCTCCAACCATAACGAGCCTCCAACCAGATATCCGAAAGGATATCCATAGTTGCGACAACGTTAAGTTTTTTGGCGCTCTTATAGACGTCTAGGACTGCCTTAAAGAGTCTGAGAAACACGTTCCTGATCATTTTAATCGTGTCACCTCCTTCAAGGAGGGTAACGTAACCGAGAACTTCACCATACCGTAATGCATTTTCCGTCGCGCCATTATTGGCGTAAACGTCTGCATCTTGGAATAGAGAATCAAGTTTATCAGCCCAGAGGGATTCACTTACTTTTGCTAAAATCTCGCCTGTAGAAGGGGGATAGACAGTAATGTCATCCATATCCTTAGGTTTGATCACAACAGGTAAGTTAGTATGAATATCAGTGACCAATGAAGTGTAAGGTTTAACAACCTGATACTTAAAAGGCACTTTCTTATTCATAATGATGTTATCCGACCCATAAATTGTGTCGAATTGCATCTTTCCCGATGGTTCGCTAGTCACAAAGAGCGCATCCTTATTAGTACCTCTAAGAGGTTTAATACGAGAACGCATGTAAAATCCTTGCTTTAGTCGCAGCTGCCGCTATCGCAAATAAAAGCGATCACAACAACCG